CACCGGAACGCCCGGTCGAGGTACATCACACGCGAGGAGGTGTTGGAAGTATGGGAGAAGGAGACCAGTCGGTACTGAGCGAAGTATTCGAGGACGCAGCCGGGTATGCACTAGCAGCCTGGTATCCAGCCTCCCGGCCCAGCCAGGAGCAGGAGCTTCCGGACCTGGTGCAGGAACTGTGGCTGTGGTACCTGACCCGAAAGGAGACCCGGGCTAAGATGGAGAAGTTATCTAAGGAAGAGTGCGTGGAGACCGCGAAGATTCACGCCTTCCAACTGCTGAGTGAGCAGGCTCTCCAGGGGAACACCTTCCGTGGGAAGGACACCTACGGCACGGACGCCGTCAAGGATGTTCTGGCGGGGAAGTCCACGAACAGGTTCCTCTACAGCGCCCTACCCACGGCTATGGAGGCACTTGATCACCGGAACCCCGGCCAGGCAGAGGCCATCCGCAGCAGGTACGATGACGGGCTGGTGCCGCAGGTAGAGGGCGGAGCAGCCATGCTGCTCTCCCGGGCGGTTCATTCGCTCACCGCAGAAATCAACATGCTGGTGCTGACCTCGAAGAAGGATGAGGGGATCGGTTCGCGTGCGGTATTCGCGTCACTGGATCAGCTGTCCGATCCTAGGCACCGGAAGGGTAAGGGTGTCCACGGTGACCCGACCGCCAACACGGCGATCATGCTGATGGAGAATCCGGAGCTTCGGGACGAGTACCTCCAGGAGACCTCGTTCAGCGAGCTACTAGGCGGACGTTCATGAACATCATGGACAGCTTCCTCAACGGGATGGGGGGATCGGAGTTGTACCGCGCTCAGGTCTTCCCTGAGCTATTCCCGCATGAGAAGCGGATGCTGATAGAGAACTGGTCTGACCAGGACATTACGATGTACGTGAAAGGATACTAGTGACAGAAATTAAATGGGGACCGACCGGGGAGCTTGTCTATGAACGGACGTACTCACGTACCAAGCCTGACGGCTCTAAGGAAACGTGGCCGGAAACGGTTGAGCGTGTGGTGGACGGGAACCTGGCTCTGGTGGGCGAGCGGCATCAGCTACCGGGAGAACGAGCCGACCTCATCCGAATGATGACCGACTTCCAGATTCTCCCGGGTGGCCGTCACCTGTGGGCGTCCGGAGTCCCGAACGCTCAGCACCTGTTCAACTGCTGGGTCGCTGGCTGGACAGAGAAGCCGTCCGATCATTTCTCCTTCACGTTCCTTCGGCTCATGGAGGGTGGTGGGGTCGGTGCGAACTACTCGAACCGCTACCTGAAGGACTACCCTCCTGTCCAGCAGGAGTTGTTCGTCCACATCGTCTGCGATCCCGATCATCAGGACTACGCCGCCATGAAGGCGGCTGGAATCCTGTCGGAGGACTACGACTGGGAGTGGTCCGGTGCCTACGAGGTCGAGGACAGCCGTGAGGGCTGGGCTGCTGCCCTGGTGGACCTGATCGACACCGCATACCGCGAGGACGTGAGCCACTACAACAGAGTATACGACGTTTCAAGAGTACGCCATGCCGGGGCGCGGCTGAAGACGTTCGGTGGTCAGGCGTCAGGCCCTCTGCCTTTCGCGGAGATGCTGATCAAGGTCTGCAACACTCTGGGCGACATCCACTTCGACGGTGGTGTGGTCACAGGACTGGATGCTATGGCGATCGATCATGCGATCGCTTCGTGTGTGGTAGCCGGTGGTGTTCGTCGGTCTGCTCGCATGGCTATGATGCACTGGCGGGACGCACAGATTGAGGACTTCATCCACTGCAAGTCGCAGTCGGGTCTTCACTGGACCACCAACATCAGCGTCGAGGTCGATGACGAGTTCTGGGAGTTGGCGGACGCACCGGATACCAGTTACCAGATGGTGCTGGAGCATCACGCGAAGTGGGTCCTGGAGCAGATCAGCACCGGCATGGTCCGGAACGGTGAGCCTGGCTTCTGGGACTCCAGCCTGTCCAACGTCGGGGAGCCGAACGAGGTCGTATGCACCAACCCATGCGGTGAGATTACGCTGGAGCCGTGGGAGCCGTGCAACCTGGGCCACGTCAACCTGGCGGGGTTCGTCACCGACAACGGGAAGGCCGACCAGCTGGGGCTGTACACAGCCCACCGTCTGATGACTCGCTTCCTGATCAGGGCGACGTTCTCTCCGGTGGCCGACCCTAGGTCCCGGGAGGTTCTGGATAGGAACCGTAGGATAGGTGTAGGACACTTAGGAGTGGCCTCATACCTGGCGATGCGGGGAGTCCGGTACTCGAAGGCTCCGGAGACCCAGTCCTTCAAGAACATGCTGAAGGATATGGCCTACGTGGTGGACGCTGAAGCCGCCAGGTTCTGCCATGACCTCCGCATCCCGGTGCCGGTCAAGAAGCGGACTGTGGCCCCTACAGGGACCATTGCGAAGCTGGCTGGAGTCAGTGAGGGTATCCACCCGATCTTCTCCCGCTACTTCGAGCGGCGTATCCGGTTCAACAACAACTCCGACGTGGACTCACTGAAGAAGTTGATTGATCAAGGATACTTGTTCGAGGACGATCTGTACGCTCCCAACACCACCGTGGTGTGCATCCCGACCAAGGACACCTTGGTGCAGGCTGTGGTGGATCGTGGGCTTCCGGAGAGTGTCGTGGAGGCCGCTTCGGACCTGTCGCTGGACGAGATGCTCAACTTCCAGGCGCTGTATCAGGACTGGTGGGCTGACAACGCTGTCTCCTACACAGCCAACGTCGATCCGGACACCTACCAACCGGAGGATGTAGCCGGTTCGTTGCTCCGACTGGGTGGTGTGGTCAAGGGGATGACGATCTTCCCAGAGGCGTCGATGCCTCAGTCGCCGTACACCAGGATCACGAAGAGCGAGTATGAAGCCGCCACAGCATCAGCTGTGTCGGATGGAGTGGATGAGTCATGCGCCAACGGCGCGTGCCCTATCCGATAGAGAGGAAAGTAAATGGTCGCTATCGACCCGTTCGCTGACGCGCCGGAAGACGCAGAAGCACAAGAAGAAGTGGTGCGAGTCGCACCGAAGAAGGTAACCGCCACCAAGAAGGGAAACACCATCACCGTGTCCAACAACAACGATCAGGGCAAGCTGTCCATCACTCTCAAGGGTGGGGCTGGCTTCGACGCTCCGTGGGTGGTCCTCTACCCCGCCGACCTGCAGGAGGCCGTTGACCTGGTCTCCGGTGAGAACGCGGCTCTGCTGGCCGACCTGCTCTCGAAGGTCCAGAAGGCTGGTGAGCATTTCGTCAGCCTGGCCCCGGCCAAGGCAGCCAAGGCTGCCCCGGCTCCTGCCAACGCCCCTAGCCGTCCGGCTGGTGTCGGTGAGGACTGGACCTACAAGGAGGGTATCGGCAAGAACGGCAAGGGCTGGAAGGCCTGGATGCCTCCGCGTGGCTCCGACGCCTCGCCTGTCTGGCTGTAAGGTCCGCTATCGGGGGAGGGGCTTCAAGGCCCCTCCCCCCTCCCCTGGAGGGAACTATGAAGCTAGTCAGCGTCAGCACCATCACCGGGAAGCACGCCACCTTCGAGGGTGAGCCGGACTTCGACCCGATCCACAACACACTCACCGTAGGGTGCCCACACGGCACCCGCATCACGTTCAACTGGGACGTGGTGGAATACTTCGTAGTATCCGATCCGGAGGAAGACCATGTCCACTAACGTCCAGACCATCGTTGACCTGTGCAAAGCCGTCGAGATTCTCTTGGAGGAGAACGCCAGCCTCCGACAGGAGGCGGAAGACCTGATCGCCCTGGTGGAGTATTACCAGACCAAGCCCCAGGACAACAAGCCGAAGCTCACCGCCGGGGACGTGATCGGTATCCATCAGCTGCGTAAGCTGGAGGTCCCCGTCGCAGAGATCGCCAAGATTTACGGCGTCAACAAGTCCACCATCTCCCGAACCCTGAAGGGCGTCTATAACAAATGATCGAACACCCGTACCTGGTAGCAGGTCAGCCGGTACTTATCCACGTCGTAGAGGACGAAGCAGACCTGGAGGGTTTCCGTGACTTCATCCGAAGAAACCTACCTATACTCGGAGTCGATTCTGAGACAACGGGCCTTGATATCTTTTCTGATGGCTTCCGGCTTAGGCTGGTCCAGTTCGGTAACGATGTCGAGTCCTGGGTCATCCCCGTCGAGCGAGGAGGACTCCTCGTAGATGCGGTAGTCGAGGCCCTGCTGACAGCCCACCGTCTGGTCCTCCAGAACGCGGCCTACGACCTCCAGGTCTTCGACCGTTGCCTGGGTGTGCCTATGGAGAAGCTGTGGCCGAAGGTCACGGACACCAAGATTCTGGCCCACCTGATCGACCCCCGGGGAGCCGCTGAGGGCGGCTCAGGCCACTCCCTCCAGGAGTTGACCGGCTTCTACATCGACCAGAACGTGGCCGATAATGTCAAGGGCCTGATGAAGGCCCTGGCTACGGAGACCCCGGGTGCTTCGGTCAATACCATCTGGAAGAAGGTCCCCTTCGAGAACAAGACGTATCAACTGTACTCTGGGATGGACCCGATCCTGGCCTACCGGCTCTACGAGAAGTTGTACCCCTTGGTGCCTGGCCCCTCCCGGGGCCTGATCGCCTACGAGCATCAGCTGGCTGAGGTCTGTGCCCTGATGGAGCGGACGGGCTTCCTACTCGACGTGGAGTACAGCCAGGGTCTCGCAATGGACCTCCAGGTCCAGGAGTCTCTCAACTCTGAGGCTGCCCTGAACTTCGGGTGTGAGAACGTGAACTCCACCGACCAGGTAGCGGATGTCCTGGAGACTCTGGGCGTGAAGATCGTGGGCCGGACGCCGTCCGGCAAGCGGAAGGTCGATGACCATCTCCTGGCGGAGTTGATCAAGTCTGGGAGTGAGGCCCAGCGCGACTTCGCTACATCAGTTACTGAGGCTAAGAAGGCAGGCAAATGGCGGAAGACGTGGGTCCAGAAGTTCCTGGACCAGAGGGACTCGAACGATCGGTGCCATGCGAGTATCAACCCCCTGCAGGCTCGTACAGCAAGAATGTCGATTACCGGCATCCCGGCTCAGACGCTGCCAGCGGGAGACTCTACGATCCGGCGCTGCTTCGTCGCAGACGAGGGCCAATTGATCACGTCTGTGGACTATCAAGCCCAGGAGCTTCGTGTCCTGGCTGCTTTGTCGAAGGACCGAACGATGATCCAGGCTTTCGCGGAGGACGCCGACCTGCATCTGATGACGGCCCAGGCCGCATTCGGTCCTACCGTCACCAAGGATGGGAAGGAGCGTAAGTGGGCGAAGGTCGTGAACTTCGGACGAGTCTACGGTGGTGGTGCAAAGACTGTGGCCGAACAGACGGGTCTGGACTTGCCTACTGCCAAGCGTGTGGTAGACGGCTTCGACCGGGCGTACCCCGGGGTGAAGGCCCTGTCAGCGAAGCTACAGCGTGAGGCGATACAGAACGGATACATCACCACTCCGGTGGGTCGTAGGCTGCCTGTAGATGCCGACCGTGCATACTCCGCACTGAACTACCTCATCCAGTCTTCGTCACGTGACGTTACTGGCCGCGCTCTGGTGCGCCTGCACCAGGCCGGGTTCACCCCGTACATGCGACTCCCGATCCATGACGAGGTGCTGCTGTCCTTGCCTGCTGGCAAGGCGAAGTGGGGTGCGGAGAAGGTCGCCGCCATCATGGCGGAGGACATGGATCAGGTTCATATCGGTACCGACGCCGAAGTCGGTGGCCGTTCGTGGGGTTCGTTATACATGAAAGAAGGAGAAGAAGAATGACCGAAGTGAAGTGGATGTGGGTCTCTACGGTGGCTATGTTCGTCCTGACTGTGGCGCTCATTCTCTCGCCGCAGGCGCAGGCCATCACCAACGGGAACGATCGGCAGAGGGCGGAGCAGCTGGTGTGTGATGCGATCGCATCCGACCCGTCATTCAAGGGTATGGACGCCGTGGCTATCGGCCTCCTGCGTGCGGGGCTGACTGCGGAGCAGGCGGCTCAGGCTCTGGCCCTCTCCATCCAGGAGACCTGCCCTGAGTACACCAAGCTGGCCGTCGCATGGGCAAGGAGCCACAACTGATGGAAGACCGTGAGTTCTTCGACTTGATCTACTCGAAGTGGGCGAAGACCACCGGAGCGGAGGACCGCTACTGGATGCCGGAAGAGGAGGGGCCTACCTTCCCGGGGAAATACTTCATCTACGCCGTAGGCCAGGAGCAGTACGGGATGAAGCAAGTAGCTGAATGTTTGTCAGATGAAGACTCTGACTTCATCACCGCCATCCACGGCTGCCTCCCCGACCTGGTCCGGCGGCTCAACGCCGCCATCGATGAGTCCGACCGGCTGTCGTACGAACGGGACGAGCAGGAGGGTAGGATCGCCCTGCTGGAGATGGAGGCCACGCAGCTGGAGGCGGAGGTCGCACGCCTGAAGAGGGGACAGATGTTTTGACCGGCTTCGGCTACGACGGCTCGAAGTGGATGATCAACAAGTGGCACGGCATGTGGTACCTCCGACCCCCGCTGGGGTCGCTCTACGGTCTGTCGATGCACAACACGTTTGAGGATGCCGTCTGGCACTTCAAGTTCAAGTCTAGGAAGAGAGTATGACGAACCCCTTTTATTGGCTTCTGGGCTGGCTGTCCGACAGGCTCTACTCGAACCTGATCCTGGACCTCGACTGGAACGAGGACGAAGATGTTGTCTAGACTACGTAGACTCTTCAGTCGCAGGAAGCGCAACCGCTTCCCGTACGGCATCCCCCGGGTGGACACGTACGGCAACACCGTCATCACCTACTACACAGAGGACCCCTTCTGGGACCACACAGAGAGCGGACGATGAAGATCACCGAACTTATCCATGACCTCCAGCTGCTGTACCTGGAGCATGGTGACCTAGAGGTCGAGAAGTACATCTCGAACTGTTGCTACGGCGACTACACAGAGGATGTCGAGCCTGACCTGATCAACGGCTGCGTTGTTCTCTAGCGGAAATTGCCCCGGGCTTCGGCCCGGGGCTTTTTTTGTGCCTAACACATGCGAATGTACGCATGTGTGCAGGAAGCACCACCTGGGGAAACGCCCGTAAAGGCCCCTGAGAGCCACGCTAAGCGACGAACCCCCCGTATGCACCCGATCATACCGGGGTAACGCAGAAAAACCCCCCTCCGAAGAGGGGGGCAGTCCTGATTAGGCGGGTCGAAGGGTGGTCCATGTCTTGGCGACGGTAGGGTCGGTCGGAGGCAGGATGGTGGTGGTGTACACCGACGTAGCCACCGACGCGAGGTAGGACAGGGCAAGCTCGTAGCACGTAGGCCCGGTCAGTCCGGTGGGTGGCAGGGTCGCATACAGAGCGTGCTGTTGTGGGCTTACCGCCGTCGCAGCAGCGATACCTCCTAGCCAGTCGGTGGTCAACAGACCGATCAGGGACGTGATCGGATCGGACTGAGCCGTGAGCCAGCCGACAGCCGAACGCCAACCGGCCCCGTTCGTAGAGGTCCCCGTCGAGTTGATGATGTCATTCGACAGGACGTACTCGTTCCAGAGGCCGTAGTCGCAGCTGGATAGACGGGTCGGGAAGCAGCCCGACCCTCCGGTGGTGGAGCCAGACACATCCCATCGACCTGACCAGGTCAGGCCAGGAGCCAGGAAGTCCTGCTGGCGCATAGGGTTGCCGAACACCACGCCACCCTTGAAGGATGACCACCGGCTCGTCAGCGAGCCTGACTTCAACTCGTTGTAGACCTTCGACATGACCGCCGCACCCTGCGAGTAGCCGCCCAGACAGAACGGCGTACCCGAAGGGAGGTTGTTGATGGCGTCGATGGTCATCGACACTCCGGTGTCGATGGAAGGACCCATAGGCCAGATGGCGGCAGGGTAGTTGATCTTACGGGAGTCCCAGACCTGGGGGTCCAGCATCGTCCAGAACGGATCGTCGGTGATCCTGGAGCAGCGGTAGTCTTTGCCGCCGTAGGTGATGACGGTCTCAGAACCACCGATAGCGCCGATAGGCATACCGAAGACGTTGATGAAGAACGCCGTCCCCGTAGCGTAGAGGAAGACCGGCTTGCTCATGTGCCAGCTGGGGTCAGATCAACCCAGACACCCAGGAGGGTGGGCTGCATATCGTTGTAGGACGAGCCGTCCGGAGCCGTCACACGCCACATGTGGAC